ACTTGGGTTTCTGCTGGAATAAAAATCTGAAGCAGATTGGCTTTAGTCTGATAAACAGCTGCATACGAGATACGACTATTCAGACTTTGCTTTACTGGGTCAAAGAATAGAACTGCGGTATCAGTCCCTTGAGTCACGATTCCAGAAGTTCCCAGAGGATTTTCCACTTCAAAGTACGCAACGCCTACGGCACCGCCCACAGAATTAGTGACAGTGTACGTTCCTTCATTTGCTGAAGACGCAAAACCTCCTCCGAAGACGTTTACGTAATCGCCAGAACTGATCTTACCCGTATTTGGATTAGCTCCGCCAGTCCAAGTGAAACGGATGATACCGCCAGGCTGTAACGATAGAGTCCATTGGGTGGACATGTTGCCGCCAGCAGGTGCGATGGCAGGGAATAACAGTTCGTTTTGGGCGCTTCCGCCTTCTACGGTCACGCTAGAAGAGGCTCCGATAGTATCGCTTAAAAGCTCTACGTAGTTACCGTTACCGTCATTCTTGGCGATTGCAGTTCCAGTCTGTCCAGCATTTCTGATGGAAGTGGTGATAGCATCGGCGACTTCTTGCGCCGTTGCAGCTGCGATGTTTTGGAATTCAGCAGTATTGAAGATGATGTTGGACGTGTGATTGCCGTCAAAGTTGACGAGCAGAGTATCGCCATCGGCCAAGTCATATGGGGCGAATGCGCTTGAAGCACTGCTGGCACGAGTAAACTCATCACCAAACATAATTTCGAGCAGATTGTTGATAAGATCTCGAACCTGTTTACGGTTCTTAACCTCAATACCAATTTTGCTAAAAATCTCATCCGACAGACCAACTGCTGGGGGACGAGTGATACCGTACTGAGCTAAACGCTCGTCAAGGTAGGTGCCTGAAGCTGTTGCAATATAAAGCTGATCGTTAACGCCAGCGGCATTATCGACAAGATATGCGGCCATAGAAATGGCTAGCGCATTAAGAATCGCGTCAGTATTTGGACCCTTGAGATAAGGATTCAAATACGAACGTAGTCTTTTATACTGTTCGTTTTGGGTTGTTGGCAGACCCATCTTAAGTTCCTATCTGGCTAACAGAAATATCAATTGTAGGATCGACGATGAACGCTTTTTGTCCAGTGGTCAAAGGAATCAGGTCTAGAGCAGGTCCGTAAGCTGGGAAGCTTACCGCTACAGAGATAATTCCAGGGATTGCCTGTACAACGCTAACGATAGAGCTAATCGAGATGGACACGCCAAGAGGATTAGAACTAATGAGCGAGCTAACAGCGTTACGCACTTGAGCGGCAGTCTGAGCGAAAGGAGTACCAGTTCTGAGGCGGATATCCAGTGCCACTTGAACACGCAGATCAAGAGGTTCACGAACGAAGATGTTAGCACCGGCAGCGCCGATACCAGGATAAGTTTCAGGGTCACGAGGATCGCCGTAGATCAAACGATTGGCTTCTGCGATGAGACCAGTGTTGTAAGAGTAGCTGTCCAATCCGATTTTGATGATCGTATTATAGTTGAGCTTATTCAGAGTGGACATTTGCACTCCACCAACAGCGTCTATCTTGTCCACCTGAGCATTAGTGTCAAAAGTCACCAATGTGTTAGTGGGCGAGCCAGGCTGTGCAGCGGTGAACAATACGTGCTTGTATCCAGAGTAAGGAACGCCTTCTTTAACAAAGAGTGACGATTCGATACCGTTCAAGCTAACATTGGTGATTGCTGAGCGAGTGCCAGTCAAAATAGCCGTAGTCTGATTCAATACCTGAGCAACAGTCCAAGAACCGATATTTGGAGTCAAGAACGCAGCGTTGGTCATAACAACCACATCGCCAGGGACGGTCGCTTCGTATTCGAAGAATTCCATCTGAGGACGATTGACTTGCATTCCAGTCGTAGCCGTTGAAGTAAATACAGCCGATTGATTGACCGCAGTAGGATTGATGGCTTGCAGGAACGTTCTTTGGCCAAATTGGGTAACTTGGATCGTGAACGGAGGAAGCATCGTTCCAGAAGTAGCCGTGTTTGTAGCAGTGAAACCAACAGTAGTGACAGTTAAGATTCCGCCAGAAGTAGTGGCCAAGAAATCAGCACCGCCATTTGCAGCTAAAAGGACTGAAGCAGTCTTAGTGGCGACTTGTGCGTTGGTATCAGAAGCAAGGACTGCGACTTGCAGACCCGTTCCACCAGGAGCAGGATCAGAGTTGGTTCCATTCACGTTGTACCATACGTAGTACGGACTTGGCGAGATGTTACCAGCATTATAGATTCTGAAATATTGTCCAGGAGCGCTAGGAGTTAACTGTGCGCCAGTTGGCATAGTAAACTGCGTGATTTGCTGTAAAGCAATACCAGAGCTAGTTACCATCCAGCTTCCTTGGTTTCCAACTGCGAAGTCGGTTCCAAGAGTAACGATGTCACCCGCAACAGCAACGCCGAGGTTAGGCTGAGTGCCGACACCGTTCCAGTTGATGACCATTTGGCCGCTGGAAGCGTTGACCATGAACGAAGTCGTGCCGTCGAAAGACAGATTCACGTCATTGTACAAGAGATTTACTTCTTCTTCTACTACGTTTGAGTTCTCGAAGTACACGCTATTGTTGTACGCACGAATAACTCGGAATTTGCCCTGATTTAGCACGTTGAACGGGCTAGAAAAGAACGCATTGTAGTATGGCGAAGTAGAAACAGACGAAGGTGAAGGAATAAGTAGAGTGTCGCCTTCGCTAACTCCGCTAGTAGCACTGAAGTATCCTGCGCTAAATGTAGGACCTGCAAGTGCAGCGCCCGATGCCGTGATATCTGTAGGATTGCTCGAAGAAAGTGCGATGCTTGCCGATGGAGTAGCTGCCGTAACCGTGATTACGTTGGCCGTAACAGTGGACAATACGCCAGGGATCGTTCCGATCACCGCATTTAGGTTTGCAGCGGTAGCATTGGCGGTTCCACCAAGCAAATACTGCGAAGCGGTAGGTGAAGAGGCTACAGCGGTCAGCGTGGTAGCGCCAACGGTGACTTGATCTCCAACGGTTCCAGCGTTATTGACCGTGAAAGTTCCAGAACTGAACTGCGAAGTGCCAGTAGGATTCAAGAACTGAACAGTTTTGCCGTCTGACGATACGCCAGTGACCAAGTACGTGCCTTGGTTAGCCGTTGCTACGGTTCCACCAGTGATCGTGATGAGATCGCCGATTGAAAGCTCGCTAAAGTTGGTATTACCAGTCAAAACTACGATTCTGTAGTCGCTAGTTCCACTAACAGGAGCGATATTGTACGTTCCACCAGCCGTATCGTTGAAATTCAACGCAGTAGTGAACATAGGATTTGGACCGTTTCCAGTCCAGCTTAAGCATACTAGAGATCCTTGCTTCTCAACTCGGAAAGTGTCGCCTTGGATGCGGACGTTATTGCGGGGTTTGCCGAAATAACGCTGAGTAAGAGTAGGATTGAGCAATTTGATCGTCGATTGACCAACGATTGGGCTGTCAGGAACGATAGTAACGCTAGTATTAGACGAGACCAATGCCTCTTTAGCTTGTGCTGCCGATGCTTGTAGTCTAAACCACTGATCGGCTTGGATGCCCTGACCAGAAACGTTATTGACCGTGACGTTCATCAGAGTATTGCTGATGCGCGTTCCAGTGTTTAAGATAGGAGTTTGGTATCCGTTCGCAAGTCCACCCAAGATTTGGATAGCGCCAGCGCTTCCGATTGTGTCCGTCGAGAATTCCAGACGACTTCCTCTGTCTACGACCTGGATTGAACCATCCGTAGTGAAGCCTGTGACCGCCAAAATGTTAGTGAATCGTTTCACTTGGTCCATAGTAGTAGGACTCAAACGAATCTGTTCGCCTTTGTTGAAAGCGTATCCACCTGTGATGCCATCCGAAGGATAAGCAAGGGGCTCTTTGAACGTGAATTGTGGGGTTCCACCGAGATTGCTTACTGCAATCCAGTTTACGCCGTCTTCGAGGGCAACAGTAGCATCTGCGAAGTTAGTGTTTTCAGCAGTGCTGAAAGTGATAGTTCCAGAACCAGACGTTCCGCCGTCATTTACGATTGTAGTCGTAAAGTATTGCGAAAGGTTAGCATTCACATACGTATTGATGGCCGCAGCGGTAGTTGGCGTTGCGTTGTAGAACGTGATTGCGCCATTTACCTGGGTCGATTTGTTCATTTCAGCTACGGCAACGCCAGTAGGTCTTTGAACCGTGAACTGCGTAGCAGTAGGAGCGAATCCACCTTGAGTCGAAACTCTGAAGATGCCGTCATTTGCTGCGCTAAATTCGGTAGCAGGAGTGATATTTACGTACTCACCGCCGACTAAAGTCATAGCGGGTGAGGTTCCAGTTCCATTCCATGCGTAGGTAACTTGGTCGATACCGGCGATTGGGGTGTTAGGAGTGATCGAGATATTCCACTCAGTAGTAGAGTCGATTGCACTAGCAACGGGACCGCCAGACTGAAGGCTGATTAGAACCGTAGTGTCGTCGGTAACAGTTACAACGCTAGAAATAGGAGCATTTGCCACTGAAGGATAGATGTATCCTACATTGGTTAATTCGCCTCCAGCGCCCCATGGAGTAGAACGATATAAGAGCGAAGTTTGTGCCCCAGTAGCTCCACCAGTCAAGGTCTGTTTGGCTTGCATCAGAACTTTAAAGTTCGAGAAGTCAAAATAAACAGGAGGAACAGCTTGGATTTGCCAGTTAGACTGGAAGCTAGTCGTAGGACCAGCCGAGAAATCGTATGCATTGAAGGTCTGTGAGTTGTTGGCCAGAGTAGTATTCGTGATTGCAATACGGAATAAAGGAATTTCGAAAGTCTCAAGGCTTGGATTGTTATCGACAACTACAACTGCGGTGTCTTTTGGACCAAAGTCCAAAGGATTAGCGATGTAATAGCGATCAGCCGTTCCAGTAGGACCGTCAGTCCCGCGAAGACGACGAATGTCTCTCGATACGTTCAGGTTAGATTCCGTAGTCGTATTAGGATACGAAATATTTACAGTCGTAGTAGGAGGCGGATACGATTCTTGGATGAATTCGCCGTAAGGCTGAGTATCAGAGATCAAGCTGTTGAACGATACGGACACGCCAGTGATGTTGGCCGTGGCGTTGTTCGACATGGTGATCGTAGTTCCAGAGATAGCAGAGATGCTAGTTCCAGTTGGAATACCAGTTCCAACGATGAATTGTCCAAAAGACAGTCCAGCAGTAGAAGCAAGGTTAGTCAACTGATTGCTCAGATTGCTGATGTTACCAGTCGTAGTCAAAGTAGGCGGGAACAATCCATAAGGATTCAAGAACGCGATCAGTTCGTTTGGATTACGTCCAGTAAGGTCAAGGCTCGATTGGAATGCGGGGATGTACGTGTCTGGAGGACCAGCGAATACTCCAGCAGAGAAATTCGAGTGAACGAACAAAGGCATTTGAGCGTCATACGACTGAGTATCATAGAATGCGATCAAAGAATCTTTACTCTGATTATTCAGACCTGAAGGGAATCCAAGTAGGATACCTTGAGCGTCAGCGGTCACAACGAGCAAGCTTCCTTGTAAAGGATCTTTAGAAGTAGAACTGATGACCAGATATTCTTCTAATTGAACTGTGAACAGCAAGTTGTCATTTTGTGCTTGGAATACCGTTGCGATTTGGTCAAGCGTGTAATTGCCAGCAGGAATCTCAAATTTCTGAGGAGCTTTAGTAGTTCTTACAACTACGAAACCTTCCGTAAACAATTGGCCAACAACAGGAGCAACAGCTGCCCATTCAGCAGGAGTGATGAGTACGTCAAGGGTGTTGCTGGTAACAGCGTGTACGCGACCTTCGATGCGATTTGCAGCAACCAAATCAGGAGACCAAACGATCAAGTAGTCGTTAAGCTGTACGTTACCGAATGCATTGTTCACATTTGAAGTGTAACGGATGATGTCGGCTGAAGGCTTGCTAACCGTCAACAGCGAAGTGGCAGTTACGCCAGTCTGGATCAAAGTCCCAGGATTGTCGATCAACAGCCAAATATAAGCTGCCGAAGTAAGCGAGAGAGATCCGCCAGTCAGGAGTGCGCTTTGCAGGCGAGCTTCCGTTTGAAGTGTACCAGCAGACAAATTGTCGCCAGCAACGAGAGGAACCACAAGCTCAAATTGTGCAGTGTTACGATTCAGAGTGTAATCTGAAGCGCTTCCAGTAGAACTCAAACCTTGTTGGGTTGAGAACATACCTTTAGTAACGAGAGTAGAAGAAGGATCAATTACAACTTTAGCGCGGTCGCTAGCGAGCAAGTTACTGGTGATCTCGATTTGATCTCCAACTGCTTCTGCGGTAACGCCAGTCAATTTGTTATTTAAAACTTCAACCCATGCCGCGAGAGAGTTAGTCGCAGATACGCTGGTATATAGACCAGTCGCAATGAAGTCTGCGTCCAGCATAGTGTAGGAGATAGAGGCTGTTCCGTCAACAGACAGAACAAGGGTATCGCCATTGGCAATAGAAGGCGACCACAGCTGTTGAGCCGTAGTAGAAACCGTTGCCGTATTACCGTCTTTGCTCAACGGAATTTGGTTCTTATACAGGCGAAGAGTCAAGCTCTCGCTCGAAGGGAATCCCAATTGAACTGCAACGTCACGTCCTGTCGTTACAGGAGTAGTGATTTGGATAGAATCGTTACCTTCAGTTTTATCTCTGATTACGACGAACGAGCCGTTACCAGAAGTAACAGCTTCAAATCCAACTAAGCTATCGCCGTTGATGGATGCTGTGATTTCATATGCAGTAGCACTTCCAGGACTACGGAAGTCGGACGTTTGGAAAGTGTGCTGAGTAGTTTGTCCACCAACAACAACTGCAAGGCTATCTCCGCCGATAACATCAAAAGGAGCAGCGAGAGTGCTGATGAGGAATGCTTTGGCAACAGGAGCTTGTCGTCCGCCAGTGGCCAATTGAAAGAATTGTTCGCCGCCGATTGCAGAGTCAACGATGGACTCAATGCCCACGCCAGCCCATTTAGCTTCATATCCAGTTCCATCGTCGATGTAAAGTACTGCACCATAAGATGCTTGGAGCAAGTCATCGCTAACTACGGTAACGCCAGGTTCATCAGAAGCTTGTGCTCCAAGAACGCCAGATTCAACTGCGAAGGCCGTGCCTAGGCCGATTGAAGAAAGCTGATTAATGACGCGGACGCGAAGTGCATCGTCAGTTTCAGTGTCTTGGCCAGAAGTGAAGGCGGCAGGATTTGTAACAGACGCATTCGCTAATCCAGGAGGATTAGACGAGAACGAAGAAATGGTTCCAATCGGAACGTTGCCTGATGTGCCAGGTAATTGAGCGGTCACAGGAATATTCGAGACAGTAGTTTCACCATCAAGAATAACAGCCGCAGTCGTAACTGCGAAAGCAATACTTGGATTTGAACCGATTGCAGGCGCAACAACAGTAGTGTTGACTGGAATAGATCTGTTTCCGCCCTGAGCGACGATGACGGTTTCACCCAAGTTATGGTATTTAACCGTGGCCACACTTAAGGTGATGGTCCAGAAGTTACCAGTCGAAACAGGCGGAGTAGTATATGTTAAAGCTGCGCCAGCTACGGTAGCCGTTGCTGCTAAATTCAAAGTGATCTGTGTTGCAGAGTCGATAGACTGAATCACAGCGCCAGCAGTAATCATGGACCCTTGAACAGGGAATCCGACGAGTAAAGCTGATGTGGATGGAATGCCAGTAATAACTTGCGAAGTATTGGTCGTATTACCAGTCAATGCGATTGGCGAACCGTTGTAGGCCAAAGGAGCTTCAACGTTTGGAGTGCCGCGACCGATGTAAATAGAGCCTGACTCAGGGAATAAAGAAGCGTCACCTACGTTGATGCTGGTGGAACCGATATTTGGAGGTGGAGTTCCAGCATAGACCTGGCTAGAGATCTTGTTGAAGCTAAGGTCGGTAATCGTTACATTGCCCGTTGCAGGAGAGGCAGTCTTAGGGGTAATATTGTTTTCAGTAGCCAAAAGCTGCAAAGCAGGACCCGTAGCACGAATAACGGAATAGTCACGAAGGATCTGGAAAATGTCACCGCTAGCGCGAGCGGTCATCAGGGCAGCTACCTCAAAAAACGACGTAACAGCAGAACCGACGTTGAAATCGTCGATACCAATTTTGGCCGCATATGAGCTTAAGGCATCGCCTAGGATTTGCTCGTAGCTTTCTGGCGTAGGCACGTTTTGAGATGGCATTTATTACTCCGCTTAACCTATAAGATTAGCCTGTTACCCTTTTCTATATCACGCTTGGGTTGAGACCAAACGATAGGGGAAATACGCCGTTGTTTCCGGCTAAGATCACGCCCAGATTGATTGAGAGCGATGGCCCGTTCATAATGATTTGTAAATTACTCACACCTACGAATCTAGGGTCAGCTTTTACAAGCTCGTTTATTGACCTAAAGATTTCCTGTATCTGGACTGTAGAATTTATAGTCCCAGGCTGAATACCAAGACCAAACTCAGGGTGAAGCAGGATAGATCCAGCAATACTGCCGAATTTGATCTTTAAAGCTTGAATTATGTTAGTCATTCCGTAGGCATAGCGGAAATCACCATAATTGTTCACGGCGATATCGCCGCTATCCGTCAATAATAGGTCAACCTTGCTCATGCCAGACAATGGGTCTGAGGAAGCAATTGCAGGAATTACAATGTTAGGCGAATCCGTCAAGTTGATATTGCTTGGAATGAAGATCTTTTGTTGGCTATTGACCGTTCCAGGCAAATAAGCCTGAATATAGGCCGAGTCAGCCGTCACAAAGTTCGACAGGTTTGGCAGACCATCAAGCGTCAAAAGGAAGCTCGTAGTTGACAAAGTGTCAATCCCAAGGATCGTTCGTGGTGATGGAGTCTGAGTAGCGCTCATCAAAATGACAGTCTGTCCCAAGAACAAATTGGTGTTATTGCCGACGACGATATTGCGACCAGCAGCATTGGACAGCAACGGATATTGGAAACCGTTTTCGTCAATATAAGGGTCACGCAGGTTGTTTAGCGTTACAATTTCAATCCAGCGTTGAGGATCTTGCAAGTATCTAGAAGCGATACCTTCAATGGTCAAGCCAAATGGAACCGGAGCAACGATCTTGCTATTTGGCACGTCAAACGTGATACCAGAAGAAGCCGCAAGGCCTGCAACATATTCCATGCTAGATAGGTTATTGCTGTCATTTACTTCAGTAGAAGCAGTCAGCAAATCGTATGCTTGCATGGTGTCGTAAAGAGCCTTGAGCAGGTCATAGTCGTCAAGCGTAATCGGCGCAATCTGCGTTACAGGAGGAGGCAAGTTGTAAACCTGACTCACGAAAGCATCGCCAATTCCGAAGTTATTCGAAAGCTGTAGGGCCAACTGTTGAATCGTAGCGCGATACTGTTTTAGCTGATTCACGGTTGTAGCACGGGCAGAGTCAACTACGTCATCGACAACGGCTTGTTGAGCAACAGTCAAAGTCAAAGAATCAACGGGAACTTGGTCTATGAGCAAGAAGTTTGATTCAGGACTAGTGAATACGTTCTGTGCAGGATCGGTCGATTGATACTGAGTAGCACCTACTCCGATCTGTCCGCTCGAAACCGCTTGAATGCTCAAGCCTTCAGTATTCTGACTACTAGCTTGCAATGCCTTGAAAGATAGAATAGTTTTAGGATCTGTGGCAGCATCGCCAGTCAACTGGTTAACGCTACGACCAGTCAATACAGATGCAATTCCGCTCTTATAATCGTTGATTACTTGAGACGGTAGATCGGCAGCGGTAATAGCTACACCAGCTAAGTCTTTGACAAACAATGCGGTCTGCCTAAGAGCATTGAGAGGAGCTTCCACGTCACTGCGTACCGCGCCAATCAAATTGATAGCAGCACTTGTAGCTTCGCGTGCAGCAAAGATAGTGTTCTGAATGCGTTGTAAGATTCCAGGAGTAAGAGGAGACACTCCAGATGGAACCGTAATGACTTTATTATTCAGGTCAATACGTCGCCAAGCTTTGAACTGGAGATTGAACATGATCTCCATAGCTTTCTGTTGGTTTTGTTGCCAAGTAAAAGATACGGGACTAACAACGAACGATTGGTTTTGTTTTGGAATATCAAATACTAAACGCCATCCCACATTATTTGGATCTTTTTTAGCTTCAGCGTACTGCTCCAGGAATTGTTGGAGTTTCATAGCGCTGTAGTAGCCAGTGCTGATTAATCCGTTAGGAGTATTCTCAGGACGTGGAGTTACAGGTTTGTTAGCAGCGCTATTTCCCGTTGCAACGTTGATGACATTGGTAGCAGAAGCGGCCAGATTACTAAAGGCTTCCAGTGTTCCACCGAAAACGGATTGTAGAACTGTAGGATTAGTAGTGGGAGGGTTAGTAACGCTTTGTCTGTTGGACCACACGCCAAGAGATCCTTGGGCGTTAATCATTTTGAATTTTACGCCATTGTGTTCTTCGGTTACGCCGCGCAATGTGGCAATCGTGTTAATGGCAAATATATCTTGGATATTCAGCTGTTGAGGAGTAATTGGAAGCTCGAATATCCATTGTGCTCCATACGTGTTAAACTCAAGGCTAGAAGTATCCGTACCCTTTCTTACTGTGATTTGGGGAGGATTACTTCCGTTGACTATGGCATTATGAAAATTTACATCAATAACCAACAAACGATATGGGAATAGCTGATCCCAACGTCTGCTGGCAATATCTATGGATGGGAAAAATACGCTTGGAGTAAAAGATACCACATTCTGCGGGTCGGATACCCATGGTAGACCCTCGTAGTATGTGGGGCCACTATTTTGACTTTGAGCGATAACGGTAGCTAGATAGGAATTGGCGTTAGACTGAGGATTCGGCAAATCCTTGACTATCGTATCTGACGCTCCAAATTGGCTTGAAAAATCGCTCGTTGACATGTATTTCCTCTAATTATAAGATTGTGGGGTAGACCGCAACCCGCATAATGTGATATATATCATTTAACATGAATAAAATTCTTATCCCGATTTGCCTATTAGTTTGGTCATTTACGATCTACGGTTGTATGCGTAGTAGCCATAAAATCGAGCCTAGGCTTAAACCTCACTACGTTGGAATTGATCCTAGGGTTAAATCATTGATTAGAGAATACGTTAATCTTGCAAGGCAACACGGTATAAGATTTACTCGCCCTATAACGGTTGGATTCACGGATATAAATACGGGAATTGGAGATGGAAACAAAGTAATAGGAATTTGCTTTTATGGTAAAAATTTCAGAGAAATAGACATAGACAATCGTGCATGGAATATGTATCCTGCTGATATTAAAGAGGAATTAGTTAGACACGAATTGACGCATTGCTTGTGTGGCAGAGGTCACGACTATGGAAATGGGGAACAATATCCAAGCGTAGAGGTGGAAGAAATTATAGATTTGTTTCGTAAATGGCCATTTTACGTGCAAAGACCAGGCAGATATTCAGATGGTTGTCCGTTAAGCATAATGTTCCCGTATGTGCTTTCCCAAAAATGTATACAATCTCACAGAAGGCAATACTACAAAGAGATGTTCAATAGGTGCAGCCCTGCTGTTGGCTCATGAATAGTAATCTTGTCTGTATGAAAATAGACGGAGATACTATAGAAAAATATTCAAGTAAATTGCTAATATATAGAATTTACAATAATTTGGATGGTAAAAGCTACATAGGAAAATGCTCCAAGGGCTTAAGTAGGGTAGCAGGACATTTTATTGATTGGAAATACCCTAAAAAACAATACAGAGCAAAACTTCTATATAGAGCAATAAACAAGCACGGTCCAGAAAATTTTAGATGGGAAATTCTAGTAGAATGTACTTCTTTAGAAGAATTAGATAAAAAAGAGATAGAATTTATATCGATGTTCCGCACTATCGATCCCGAATTCGGATACAACTTAACCGCTGGCGGAACAGGTGGAAATTCCTGGTCATGGTTGACCGATGAAGAAAAAGCGAAAGTTTCCAAGAAGATATCCGAGGGAAATAAGAAAAACTATCAAAATAATCCTGAGAGAAAATTAGAATCGGCAAATACTTTAAGGGCTACCAGGAAAGATCCCATAAAATCAGCAAAAAACAAAGCGGTATGTAGCGATAGATTAAAAAATCTAAATAAAAAAGATCCAAGATTTATGGGAGCTAGAAAATTAAAGGTAATGTGCCTGGAAAACGGGAAAGAATACGCGTCGTTAAAGGATGCTTCAGCCGATACTGGGATAGGGTACGGGACAATATCAACTGCCATAAAAAACAATAGAAAATGTAAGGGCCTAACTTTCAAGTTCGTTTAGCCTAGGTCTTTGTACAGTCTCACATTGCTAGCAATCGTATATTTGGCTGGAATCGAATCGTTGAGCGTTACAGCATTTCCTACTATGGTTTTGATTGCCATGGCAATTTCCACTTGATTATCCGCTGTAACATATACTGAATCCCCTGGACTTAAAAAGCTCACATCGACCAAAGAAACGAAGGGTGTCCCGTTGGCATTCGCTGCGAACCCAGTAGTGGGAATGATCGTAAAATAAGTAGCCGCTGTAGATTTTATGTTTGCGATGATGTTAGTCTGTGCAGAAGCGGCTGTTTTGAAACTAGAAAGAACAGTTAAAGATCCATTCAGGGCATTCAGCCTTAAAGCCAAAAACCCATATCGTCTGCCATATAGTCCGCTACTCGAAGTGACGTTCCCGTTGGTCGTATCTTGAGCTATCGTGCCTAGCACAGCGTTTAGCTGAGCAGTACGAGTTGCTACGAAAGTGGCCCGTGCGGTCACAGCAGCGGTAAATGTAGCTAGATTTACAGAATATAATTGAGGATGCGGCGTAAGAGTTGCAGGATTTGTAGAATTGAACGCGGTTCCAGTCGTGCTTCCAGGCATTGGGGTAAACGCGGGCAATGCTTGAAAAGCAGCGATAGCAGGTAAGATAACATTGTTGATGTTGTTGAGCGCAGCGGCATTATTTGCCGTATTAGTAGAATTAGAGTCAACGATCAAGCCAATGGCAGTGGCCTGAGCTTGCAATGCAGTCTTCCATGCTGCAACAGCCGCATTCAAGTTTGTGCTTAATGTCTGTAGAGCCGTAAACGTTACGATTGGATTGGAAAGTACGGTATCAGCTTTTTGTCCAGTCGTGTTCTGAATGTCAGTGTTTGCGGCCAGCGAGGTGAAGATGCCTTGGATAGTCGTGATGTTTGCGTCTTCATTGGAAGGATTGGTTCCATAGACCTGAACGTAGTTTTTACCAACCGCGAACGACAAAGCGAACGGGCTTAGGTATGGCCATACGTTATTGAGGGCTGAAAGACTAGGAACTACCTTCGTAGTATCATTTGGGAAGAAATCGTTTTGTAGTTTTTTGTTCGCAGCATCGACAATATCTTGTTCAGATATGGTAGTGCGCAGGTTGCCGTCTATGTTGTTGAATTCAGCCTGGTATTGGCCGATCAACGTGTTAGAGGGCAGGAACAGATTGTCATTTGCCGTATCAATAGCCTGAGCCTTTACTTGCTGCGCTGCAACGGCGGCTTGCGCGCTTTGGACGCCAGCGATAGTAGTCGGAGCAGTGACTTGATACAATGAGAATGAGATTCTGTCCGCTTGGGCAGTTGGCATTTAGTGTACTCGCATGGGTATGATACGTAGCAGCAGGAGACAGCTTTTCGCATCTTCCTGTTCTCTAGGATTACCCTTTTCCTTCATAGCTGTCAAGTCTTTAAATATTCCATCGTAGAAATATTCTGCCCTTTGACGAGAAAAGGCCATCTTTCCATCGAAGGAGAAGATGTCACTTCCAACTTGAATGAAATAATTTCCATATTCCACGAGTATGACTTCTTCTTCTGTGTACGCACCATAAGCGCTTTTTGGTTTCTCTTCTGACACGTTACCCCAAAATCCATTTGATTGAGAGCAGGGTTGAAAGGTCATAGAGTATGTGACAAATCATAACAGTTCCAAAGCCGTACTGCTTTCCTAGGCGCATGGCCACTGGAATGTAGAACGAGATTGCGAATGCTGGAACAACACCTTGATAGATGTGACCAGAACCAAACGACGCGGCTACTAAGACTAGGGCTACAGGAGCAAGGACTTTGTACCAACGAGAAGCTCCCCACATAAGTCCAGCTAGGACCAGTGGCATAGAGTGACAGGCGTCTTCCCAAAATGTTCCAAGTAGTGCTTGCCAAGGAATCAAGTGAGCCATGTTTCGTGCAGATTCTACCATTGCCTCTGGAGCGAGGAATTTGAGCATGACGAATCGCATACAAGCGATGACGCACAGAAGTCTGATGAATTTTAGCAGCGGTCTCCATTCTACTCGTAGGATGTTTCTGTACTCAGATCTGAAAGTGAGTACGATCATTAAAATGCCCAGCATCCAGCAGGGCCACATTTGCAAAGCTACTTCGCCGATAGTCACAGATACTCCTATGTCGCCAACGACATAACTGAAAAGCCAGAAATCGCTTGAGAAATAACAGGAAGGCCTAAGTTACCAGTCCCAATGAACATTGCCGATAACAGGAGGATTGGCTGACCGCCTTGACCGCCAATAGACGTTAGCCCGTCCATTACGATTTGAGGAGCTTTTATGCCAGCCATAGATTGAGCCGTTGCTTGGAATGTCTGACCCATCAGAGTAGCATCGCCTTTGGCGGTAATGCTCAGTTTATCCATGCTAAGAGTTGCAGAGCCAGAGGCAGTCATAGTGAGTTTGGTCATCATGGCAGTCATATCGCCTGAAGCCGTCATATTGATGTCTTTTGTAGTAGTCAGGTTGTAGCTAGTCTTGGTCGTGTTTGAAATATCGTCGTCAGTTGTAAGACTATACTTGCCATTCTTGTCTAGGCGTTCAGTAATAGTCTTATGTTGAACCTGATACGAGCCATCTTTCTCGATGCTCAGTTCAGTATTGCCTTGGCTAGAATCGACAGGTGTGCCGTCATTCTTAGTGGCACCCTTGAACGTAATGCTAGTGCTGCCGTCAGAATTTACCTTAATGTTTACACCGTTGAATTCGCCAGCCAATTGAGGGCCAGCATCTTGAATGTTGGTTTTGCGATCTGGATGGGTCAACGAAGAAATAATAATAGCCTTATCAGACATAGCATCAAGGCAAAGAATCAGAACAACAGCGCCATCTTGTCCCTTTATCGGGACGCCAAGGCCTTTGTTGGAATTGTTCTCTAGAGGACGTAGGGTTCTCTCGAAGTAATCGGCGATTGAGCCAAGACCTTCCGAGGACATGCAGTTCTTATAAATGATAGTCGTAGCACTCTTATCTTCATTCTGCTCAAACACTTGTACGTCATACTCAGCGGTTAGCTTAGATACGTTGCCGTCATCCGTTACAGGATAAGATTTAAGAATGATACCAAGACGCATCGGATAGGCTTTGTAGCTTTTGTTGAAGCCGTCCATGAGATCGTTCTTGCTGTGGGTTAGCAATCCATGTGGAAGGACTGCTCCGTTTTTTAAGTAATTGCCGCTCATTATGTTTTACCGTTCCTATTCTTAACGCTGGTTTTCTGTCCACCCTGCTTAGTATTAGGCTGTGGGAACGGATTGTTATTTTTAGGGTCGAACGCACCCTTATCGTCAATGTCAGGATTGATAACGCGATAAACCGTGTCCTGACTTTCAGACACGCCAGGCAACAAAGCGTTTGCTGCAAAATCGTTGATACGTTTCTGTTGACCTTGAGGATCGACCATTTCAGAATACCTAGTCCCATAAGTTGCATTGCTAGAAATGCTTACTCCGCTACTTACGCTTATGTTAGTTCTAAACGACTTCTTACCATCTTGAGGATTTATTGTGCAGCTGTGGGTGACTTGTTCTATGTGGTATACTACGCCATCAAACTCAAAGTTGTCCCCAGTCGCAATTGGATCTTCTAAGCCGATGCATGTGAAAGTGCCATTCATCTTAAGGTGTCCACCTATAAGAGAATCGCCAACGATTTTGGCCCATAAAGGACTCTTAAAGGCTAGACCTTGACCGACAGAAGGCTCATTGAACTGTGTCACTACTATGTATGGTCGTAGTCCGCTTCGTTGAACGTCTCTAATGTCATATGAATAGTTCTTCTTGGCAATTTCCAAAGATAGCGCTGTTCCGCCGACATCAATGGTAGATCTAGCAAAATATTGAACGAAATTGATCCTTGCAGCTTCCTCTCTACCTATGTCAAATCCAACAACTAGTGCCGGATTAACCTTCCATCTTGGGAGGTTCATGAATTTGGTAGTAGGCAGCGAGGTGCCCTTGAAATCTTCGGTAGTAAAAGGAATTTGTCTAAATACCAAAGTAGGCATTACGGTCCCCTCAGGAGACACGCGAAAACAAGTATACATTTCGTTAAGGGGACCATTCGTGTACTGGTTCAATATGGACCAAGCTTTTACGTTGTTCCAAAATTCAGCTTTTAACATGCTGTCTCCGTCGCATGGAGTTGGGGTGTACCAAAAACGATTAAATCTCTGTACCAATCCTTGCGGATTCAAACCAGAAGAAAGGGTAGTACTATTTGCTTGAGCCCCTGCATATTTTTGAATTCCAAAAACATAGTTGTATACGTCCTTTGCTGCCTTAGCATTTTTTAATCCTAGGTATCTTCCTACAAGTCTAGGTATGTAAAAATGCGTGTTGAAGTTTTGTGGAACGCCTTTCTTATTAGTTTGACCCTTACTTGTATTTCCAGTCCCTATAAAATTCTGGATTAGAACAGCTATTAAGTCTTGTACGTTTACATATCCACGTTTATTATACAAACTTGCCCAGTTTGTACTGATGATAGAAGAAAACAGAAGCTCATTCTTTTTATCCACATCGGGATCTAGCATGAAAGGATTAAAATAGATAGAGTTATTAAACTCAGTAAAAGCAAATCCTGTAATTTTGAAGGCATAAAATTTTGTGCCAGTATCGGGATCTACCGATAATACTTTTCTAACAGACTGTACCTTGTACAAGCCTTTGAATCCGTCTAATACCCCGTTGATGGGCTCTTTTGCTCTTGCGGCGTCTGCTACTAGTCTAGCGTCTATTTCGTAGTTGAGCATATTAACAAATACGAAATCGCCTGGGGCTACAGCCGTCTCATAATTGACGTCGGTCATAATGAGAGTAGCCGTCATAGAAGGAGTAAGAGTGCCCTTATTAGACGTAGTGGAACACTGCACGCAATCATTCTCAACTACAAGAGGATCTCTGACTTCGGTAGAGCTAGTAGTCGTAGTTCTATATGTATCCCTGTTGTTCCAACGAACGAACGTCAACACCCACGCTGGACTGGTCTGATGTATAGAATTGTTTTCACCAGTTCCAGAACCATTTGGGTCTATGTAGAATGTGTAAGCTCTTGAATCAGACATTAGTTACCATGGCCCTTGCCAGAGCCAGCTTGAGATTGGTTCTCAGGAGCAGTAGAAGGATTCAAAACTGAATTGAAGTATGCGTTAGCACGTTTCTCGTTTGGAGTGCCCTGAGCAGATTCGACACCACGACGTAGAGCGGCATTGAACTGATTTACTGCCTCAACGGTAGGAACCAAAATGTCATGAAACTGTCTGAAACTTTTCAAAACGTCCTGTTGGGAAGCAGCATCGGCTGAATTTTTCTCATCTTGTTGTCTTGGCATACCTGGGACGTTTAAGCTATCTTCGTATGCTTTCTGTTCGCTTTCGCTTCTTTGTTGCGGAACGCCATTGACGAATCCCATTGCGACAGATTTTGCCATTTGCGGCGACATACCAGGAGCAGCATTGGCTTGCAATGTGTTAATCCTATTATAGTCTGCGCGAGCACCCTCGTCAAGTTGACCGAGAGTGGCGTCATCAAGTTTGTCTATATTGTTTGCCTTCATGTAAGTTTGCAAACGTTTTCGTCTCTGATCTAGCTCTGGATCTCTAGATTGAGTATTGTCCTTAGCCTTATGTATACTTTGCAAGAATTCATCTTCAGTTAATTCTGGATTCTTAGCTTTAGCTTGTGCATAAGCATCCTGAACCTTAGGATTTTCTAAGCTAAGATCAACGTCGTTAGTGCTCATCAAGGCGCTCATAGACTGAGGATCAATCCCTTTCAAGTTTTTATCTTGAAGGAAAGAACTAGCTTGCAATACGCCGTATGCGCCAGAAGTGGACGATGATCGTTGTTGATATTGGTCAAAAGCGTTTTTGGCACCTTCGAGACCCATCATAGTATTTGAGCCCATGAAACGACTGAACTGCGCGGCTTTGTCTGCTGCATCTTCTGGAGATGTAGAGCCAGAACGAGAAACGACTTCGGCAACAGTTTGCGTGAATTTGCGATTCTCTTCTGTCATGTCGGCAGCATTCAATCCTAAACGCATACCTTCAGCTAAAATTTTGATTGTAGCCTGTTCAGACTCTTTCGCTCCACCAAGCTGACCGCTTAGTGTTCCCATTACTTGACCAGCATTGGTGAGATCATGGTCACGAGACATTTGATTACCGAATATTGCTGAATCTCTAGCTGCTCTGCTAGATCCACCAGCGCCAAGGATATCTTGGGACATGCCGGTCATTTGAGAAGAAGTGAAACCTTTGCCTGCTCCGCGAGCAAAGTATCCGCCTTGACCAGTCAAATCCTCATCGCTGAAACCAAGCGAACGCTGCGTTGCTAGATTTGCTTGGCCATTGTTAGCAAAGTAGTCAGCCGCCTGAGTCTTATACGGGTTAGCTTCTCGTTTTGATTGTTGAGTAGTCTGATAGTTCTGCGACCGTTCAGCCATATTAGACAACTGATACTTGTCTTGGAAATTCTGACCCGTCTGGCCAGGCAACATGCCAAGGTCTCTATTCCTAGTTCTTGAATTAAATACGTCGTGAAGGCCAGCAGCGCCTAGACGAATCATGCCAGGAAGAGTAAAAAGCTTGGAGCTATTCAATGCACCATGAACGCTCTGCGCTTCGTCTGTGGCCATCTGAACGTCTTGCGATTTCTTAGCTTCAGCCATCGCATCAGACTTTTCTTTCATGAAAGACATTTCGTATGATTGCTGTCCGCCAGTGGCAGCGCCTATCTCACGACCATACGTATTGGAAATTGCGGACCCACGAGCCTGCGAAACTTCCATGGGAATTTTATTGTAGCCAACGTATGCGTTACCGGCCATGGTCATAGCCTTGCTGACTGCGCCTAGAACCATAGCGCCTACGGCCATACCGCCGCCAAGCATCGCCATCGAACTGCCGCCTCCAGCCATTAGACCTTCAAGCCCACCTGATCGGCCAGAATTGAAATCTCCCATAGCTTTGCCAAACTTGGTTTGGTTCATCTTCTGACGAGCGTCCATGGCGTCATTGATGACTTTATCTCTAGCTGCGATTGCATCATTTTGCTTTCTGATGTTTTCTTTGGCGGTCAAGATCTCTTGTGTAATTCGCAGTTCCTCTTTGGAACCTTTTACAACTTTCTCTTGACTCTTTAGATGCTTTTCTAATTCTGCTGTTTTCTGTACGACCTGTTTCTGAGACTCAACGTTAGCCTTATGTTCAGATGCAATGCGTCTATCCAGGTCAATCTTGGACTGATTGGCTGAACGCTTATAAGCATCCTGAGCGGCCTTGGACTGAGGACTAGCAAGCCCCATGTTCTCGGCACGTTGTTGAGTATTTTGTAAAGATTGGGCATTAGCGCCAGGACGGTAGGCGTCCGTGAGCTTCTTCTTGATCTTGTCGATTTGACCATCGACATCAGAAGTATCCAATTTTACCATGAAACTAATCGTTTTATTCATTATTGCTCAATCCTATTACCCTTTTTAAGATTATCCTGTGACCACATTGGGCGTAGATTACTATGGTGATTCAGTTTATATAGTTCTTTTTCTGATTTTGCCAATGAAAGAGGGTGGCGGTGATCGATATTCCACTTATTTCGTCCTGATCCATAGTTTTCCCAAGTCATTCCTGGTTGAAATAGAGATTCGAGATGTAGTTTAAACTCTACTAAAGAGCACCCCAACATGATCAAGGTACTAATGCTACGAGATTTTCCTTTAAGGGCACAATATATTCTTCCGCTCAAATTTCCTCTTAGCTTAAACATAACATCGTTTTCTTTACGATTTTTAACCTGAGCATTTATCTTGCTTTTGTTTTTACTCTTCCATTCTCTATTTCTTGCTTTTTCCTCCTCGCATGAATCGGCATACCTAATAAGTCTTTTTTCACTATGGCAGGCGTTACACCAAGAACTAAAACCGTCCCTATTGGTCTTAGCCTTATATGTGAAATCTAAGCCTAAAACTTTGTGCTTTCCACATCTTGCGCATTGTTTCATAGTATTAAGATTGTCGTATTCTGATTCTGCCATATATATCTACTTATATCAGGGGTTGCACTTGACTTACCCAAAAAGATACGATATTATAAAATCTACAAAGGACACAAAATGCGCAAAAAGACCAAGCAAATCAAGAAGAAAGGTCCTACTTTGATGGACCGATTGCCTGAGAACCAAGGCGAATGGCTGATGCTCGTTATAAAAAATACAAAGAAAGTGCTTGGTGGCCACTCAGAAGCTTCCTACGATTTCTTGGAAGATCAGCTTGATCGTCTGGAAAAAGAACTAGAAGCTTTTAAAGCATCTAATCCCGATTTGAGACTGCGCGAACTGTAAATGACTGAAATCGTTACCATATCCGTATTTTTGACTTTAGCTATGTTGTGGGCTATACTGCCAGAACTGCGGTGGGTAAGAAGAATAATCCATTGTAAATTTGACAAACACTTTTTTATCAATAAAAGATGTGTTTACTGCAAAGAGAAAAAACGTCGCCTCCTTGATTTCTTTTCTGCCTTCCTGACGCTCTTTGGCCTTGGCCTTCTTGGTAGACTTGTGTGGAGGAATATCTAGTGACTGCTCCTGAATTTTCAGAGAGTAGTGCGATGTTCTTTTGGTGTCTCGCTTAGCCATATTTTTCTTGCTTGAGGATATCAAGAGCGCGTTCTGCGTCTTTATCGGTCAGACCAATTAGAGAGTTGGTCAACACGTATTTGTGTAAGAAGTCCGGCATTTCTGCCATGTCATCTAGGATTACGAAATTTTCTGCTGGATGGTCACGAAGCCATTTCTTGATGTGATGGTCGCGGGTCTTTAGCGCGTGCTCTGGCTGGCCAGGAGTAACGTCTATCACTTTGATAGGATCAATTCCATGTGCTGATAGAATCACTCTGCATTCTTGCAAGCCCTTGGCTCTCCAAGAGCTAGATATGACAATGCGAAGATGGGGCTCTTTTATGAGCAGTTCGTGTACGCGATTGCAAGCTTCTTTCGAGAAGTCTTGATGGAGCGGCTTGATTACGCCGTCGAAATCTAGGAATAAAATTTTCATCTTTACTCAATCGGCGGAGAGCCTTCTGGTCTGTTCAGAAGCGTCGTATAGCCGTAAAAATCTTTAAGTCGTTTAATAGCTCGTGTGGTGTCTGGGTGCCAATTAGTCTCTACGCCAAGCCAGTGAGCGATCACTATGCAGGGTACGTGCGCTGCCTGGGCCATCATCGAGATAGTCTTTTGGATATCGCGTCCACCTTTTCCGTGGAAGTAATTCAAGACCGTCTGTTTGCTGGCGTCGTATCCGCCTATATCTATTGTCACTGTGTTCCTCGCTGTTCATACTAAGATTCAGGGCAGATGCTATGTAAAACTTACAATTTCCAGCCAATCGACTTCAGGGTAGATACAGCTACCGGACACACGTTTGCTTTTTCGACTTCTTCGAGCATCAGTTTGGCGATCTGACGAATTTCAGGTTGAGCATGGTCAGAGTTGCGTTGGAACTGATAGTTCGCAAATGACCGCAAATTCATAATTGTGGTACGTTCTACCATACCAGCAGTTGGAAGCACTCCACGCAAAACTTCACGGGCACGCTTGAATTCAGCGTTAGTAATCTTGCCCCATTTTTCCTGTAGCTTCAATTCGCGTAGCTGTTCATTATAAAATGAATAGGCTTGCTGGCAAATAGAGTCGTAGCCTAATTTGGCCATAGGGGTAGCGCCGTGAGGATTTGGATTAAGCCTGTCATACATGTCACAAACATCTTTGGGTAACGAGAACCAATCGTTGGGTAGAGTGCGATAGCGGCCAGAGAGCCCGTTGTGCGAGGCGATACGATGGGTCATATGCTGACGATCAGTGTAAATTGGCAAACGAATCCAAAAGCGAAGTATTACCGATTCAATGGGCGTACCGTGACCAGCCTTGATAAGTCCTGGAACTATATTTGCTACCTTTTCGGGGTCATCATACTTGTCTTCGCGCTTGTCCTTGTCGTAAGTGGAAGTCCACGCAGCGTTGGCAATGGAAGCATCCGAACCCATGTACTCTTGAAGCTCCACTAAGATTTTTCCGTCGTTGCTCATTGTTTCTCCAATATGTTGTCCACTATACGCCCCATTTCTTGGCTAGGCCACGTCGAACCTGCCTGGAAAGACTTTTTGATTGAAGGTGCGACTTACCGTCTAGATGGTCCATTTCATGCTGTACGCACACCGCATGAAGGCCCTGGAACTTGCCAGATCGTACTCCGCCAGTTTCATCTTGGTACATAATCTGTACCCACATGGTGCGTTCATTAAGCATCAGGAATTCTCCTGGAGCACTAAGACAGCCCTCTTTTACGTTTGCTGGAGTTTTGGACCGAAGTAGGATTTTAGGATTGACGATGAATAATTTTTCATTGTCTGGGCCAAGCATCGTGAACATGCGATATGGCAAATCAACCTGATTAGCAGATAGTCCAATCCCACCGTGTTTAATCATTACGTCCCACATGCCATTTAGTAAAATTAATAATTCTTCTCCGAATGCGGTAATCGGCTCGCACGGTTTAAATAGTGATACGTGGGGAAATTTAAGCAATTCCATTACTAGACCTTCTTACGTGATTAAGCCAAATAAGAAATTCTTCTTTGGTTTTCAAGAACTTCGCCCTATTGCAAAACTCACAACACGTTACCGTATTTTTTATTGTGTATCCGCCATCAGAATCCAATCTGTCTATTCCGTTATAAACAAATGAATTATCATGGTTCTTTTGAACGGAATTCGTTTCGAGGGTTTTGAGTGTCTTACTTTCAGCCTTGTTCATGTTGTTTTCGATTCCACTCTGCTTGGAACCAGCAGTAAGCGCTTTGTTGCAGGCTTCCTGCTGGACTCCAGATAAACCTACACAGCTAGTCACTATGAGTGTATCTATAAGTCCCATCAGTCACCGTTACCGTAAAACCAGTCCTCGGTCAATCCAGGATCGCTAGCTTCCAAGGGCTGGTCTTTATCCATAACCCTGTCTGAAACTTCAATCAAATGTTTGATCTTATCTTTGTCGTTGGTGCTGATCAGAAGCTCGCCAATGTTACGCATTGCTTCTTCAGGTGTTAGATTGTCTAGGTCTCTACAGATAATGCACATTCTCGCTCCTTAAGATAAGAATAGCATTTCTGTAACTCTGAGGCAATGAATTCCTTGTCGTTAAGCTTGCGATTTTTAGGACTAGGATGAGGCAGCTTGAAATGGGGAATGCCGTATAGAGCCCTAGAAGCGTTATTGCCTAGGGCAACGTAAACATCTCCTGAGCTATCAACGGTTAGCATGGATTCCCGATTGAATCTGTACAGCGACATGTTGACTCCATGGCTATTAACCATAAGGAAATCAACTATTTGCATTTCTTCAATCCATTTACATAAATTTCTGTAGGATGGCGTGCCGACGAACGGGATATTGGGATCAGTATTCAGTCTGCTTGGCCTATCGCCTACAAATATCACTTTCATCTAATGTTCATCGGTGTTACTGGGGTCCGAAAGATAATCCTCAGAGACCCATTTTAAGGCTTGTTTGTTGCCATCAATAGAGTAATCCTTGGCAGCTTTGATTACAATACCTTCACGAACTTTCTCAGACTTATCGTTGAACTCTGATTTGCCCTTGGTCAAGGCGTAAGCAAGCTCTTTATTGTACGGACCTTTGTAGAGGATAGGGACCATGTCGAACCCGCGTTCTTTGGCAAAGGCTTCAACTTCATCGGGCGTTAGCCAAATTTGAGATCCGTCTGCTTGTAATACTTTCACATCGAACAAAATAAACTTTTGCTCTTTCAGTCCATAGGAGTAGTTTTTTTGGATACCAGGGCCTACGATCTCACCAAATACCGTTTCGCCAAGCTTGATCTTGTTGAACGCATCGGCTTTGTGAAACGCAAACCCATACACGTCTTCTCCGTAAAAGCCCACATATCCAGACTTCGAGGATATTTCTACGCGATTGGAGCCGTAGCAATTTTCTACTGCTGGCGACAAACGTAAAAGCTTTTTCAGTTTTTTCATCAAAGTGTTTGCCATGAAAGGAAGAACGGACGCACGGGCGTTGGTTCCGTGGAGCTTCTCTTGAATTACCACTTCTGTCTGTTCATTGAACTTATTGGGAAACCATTTAATGTTGTCGAGCCCATTGTATTTATGGAAATTTGGGTGTTCGCCATTTTTCTTGCGTCCGCCAGGTTTTCCGGCAGGTCCAATGTTTCTTACTGGAGGCTCATATTTTTTAACGCCAAGAATCAACTTGAGGTCTTGTTCTAGTTTTAGATAAGAAGGATTAACCAAATCGGCAATGTCCTGCGGCAAGATCAACATACCCTGAGATGCAAGTCCGCGTATCTTAATCTGTCTTACGCGGTGATTGTTGAGCTTAATCTTGGAGCCCTCTGGAAAGAGCTTAAGCTCCAGCTTCTCTGGAAGAATCGAATCGATAGGAATATAAACGCACTTGTCGCCAACTTTATATTGGCCTTTGCCTACGATAACCTGGAACCCATAGACGGTAGCCACTTCAAGACGTTCTGCGTTATTATGAGGCTGAATGTCTAGGATGGAAGTATATGGAACCTTGTAGGTAGTCCCTTCTTCTGTTTCATTCAATTCTTTAACTAGATTCTCTAGAATCGGCTTAAAATCTGTTTTTTTATTGAAAAAATCAAACACTAGAAATCTCCTTCCGCCACTTGCATACACATATAGCCGCGTTTGCGCCACATCTTAACCACTTGGTCTCTGTCATCAAGAATAAAGTATGGAGTGAATCTTGTCAATATCTCAAAATCAAGGATGTTTTCCTTAACAAGATCGCCTTGTCTAGAGTCGTGTCGGTCGCGCATGAACAATGCGTCATACTTCATGTCTTGTTTGTTTAACCATTCTTCAGTCATATTCTGGTAGTCGCTAGGACGACCAGTGCAAAATACGATTTTTATGTTATCTTGTTGAAATTTCTCAAGAATATGGGCAACAGGAGTGATCATAGGATCATGCTCCATACCAAGGAAGAAGCTGCGCCAGTCTTTTTTCTGGCCGTCTGTTCTGCGAACATGGTGGCGACGATGTTCTACGTCACAAAGGGTGCCGTCGAGGTCGCATATGACCGCTAATGGCTTATCGCCTTCTGGATAGATGAAAGTAAGCTTAAAACGGGGGTTATCGTATGGACGCTCGTACTTAGTAAAGAACGTCTTTAACGCTGATCGGGCAGACTTCTCATCCTTGATAGTAGGATGACCTTCGCGCTTGAGCATTCTCTCAAGGCAAACACGATATGGCTGGTGAAGCACAATTATTTCAATTTCATATTCTTTATCGTCAGCAACTTGAACCATGTAGTTCTTGCGTTGCTCGATGCTAAAATTCATTCGGTCAACAATAATGTCTTGTTTAAGACGCACAGCCTCACGGTAGGCATCCATGTGGCCGCCTTTACCTTGATCGTCCTGACTGATGCGAACAAAGCCCTTAGCTTCATATTCTTTGGCCAAAGTTGATTTGCCCGATCCAGGAGGACCTACTAATAAGATAAGTTTTGCCATTATACTGCTCCGCTTCTGGGGTGATTATCGTCGTCTTCTGGGTCCCACTCATTGCCGTTTTGAACCGTTCGATTGCTCTTTTGCCAGTTTTTGTGAAACATGCTATGGGAAAACGGAGGCGACATACCTAATTCTTCAAGCCGATTAAGAATCAACTCTGCGCCATAATCGGTGAGGCCATTCATGTCATCCATGTCGTTGAATATCTTTTTAATTTTTTGAATCATCTCACTTCGTTTCAACTGGAACCTCCAGAATAATCTCATATACCGGCTTATTCAATGCTAACATAGCTTCTTTCATATGTCTAGAGCCCTTTGACTTACCGTCCCAAATCAAGACTAGAGCATCGGCGTAGACTGCCATCTTATTGTTCCTGATAGGACCTGCGCGGTTGCCGTATTTTTCCCATTCTGCCTTGAAAGTGTTCACTGGAATGCCATAGTCGTGCCCGAACTTATTTCCTGCTCTATCGGAGCCGGTTGCTCCACCATCAACTATCACCGTGACTTTAGAGAAAGGATGGGACTCGTCCATGTTGAGCCTTTGTAGCTCGGAATAGGCTTTACGCTCATCAATTGTCCTAGATCCAGCTACGATAAATTTCAATCGTCACCGTATATAAGCCAAGTAAAGCCAAAGATGAACAGGCCTACGACGCTAAAAGCGCCAGCTATGTAAAGCGATGCAATCGCAGCGCCTACAAACATTAAGGATTCTTTTCTCATACACTGTCCACGGTACGTTGATTCGATTTAAAAGTAAAAAAATCTTCTTTCATTCGTTTTGGAATCTTATACGGCAATTCGCCTTCGTCTAGAAGACTTTCTACGGACTCTACGATCTGATCTTTGGTAAACAAAGATGAATTTAACATCTTCATAACAATATCTTCTACTCGATCCATGTAGACGCCTTGACGTTCTCTGTTTCTGTAATATTTTAACATTCGATATATTTTAACAACAAAATCCCATTCTGGATTTTCTTTTTGTTTTTTATTGTTCTTAAGTATTCCACCGAGTTTCGATATTGCTATGCTAATAGTACGAGAAAGCGCTTCATCCGAAGTTCTATCCACGTATCGAGCCGATATATCTATAGCCTCTAAAATTTCTAGTGAAGGAAATTTTTTAACTGCTTTTTTAAAGGACTCAATCCCAACTTCATTTAGACATCTAGGAGCACATATTTTTTCATTAAAATACTTAACCTGCATATTGAATTCTAGGCCCTTTATATCAGAAAGCGATCTATGCCACTCAAACATAAGCTCTATTTGTTCTTGTCGTTCCTGTAATTCTCCCATCTGTTTGATGGTTTTAGATATTACGGAACTATCTGACAGCTCTCTATCTTTCTTGCCCATGTTGCAATCGAAGCACGATGTTACCAAATTCATCATGTGGTCTTCTCCACCTTTTGCTACAGGCTTAACATGGTCTACATGCAATATTACATCTGGAGCCTTACAGCCACAGTACTGGCATGTAAATGAGTCTCTTTTAAAAACCTCAAATCTAAGTTTTTTGGTCATACCTTCTCCACAAGTTTCTGAATGGTCTTCAATAACGCCTTATGCTGCTCTACCGTCTCAACGGCACCGTCCAATGATCCATAGTGTTCTTCCAGGGTTTGTAGCAGCAGATTCTTAATCTGACTCTCGTCTGGACTATGTTGGAGCTTGGAGTTGGAATAAACCGTCTCCAGGTCCCTTTCTTTGATTACAAAGTATTGTTCTACCTGATCCATGGTCCATTCGCCGCGACGGATAGCCTTAAGCTGTTCATTATTGCGTCTAAGGTCCAGGTCTCCCTCTGTGAGTATCTGTTCGACCTCATTCAGTAACCTAACGATATGATAGGCGAATTTGACATCGAAGCCCCACTTATCGACCGTTGCACGGCGTTTGCTACCAGCTTGTGGGCTCTTAAGACCCATCTTGTGCATCTGAGAGTACGCATAGCCCTTAAAGCGAAACCAAGCGCCTTTGTGCAAGAAAATCTTTCGGTTATCACGGATATGCTGAGCCAATTTGGTCGCTTTGAGCACGCACGTACTGTCCGTGAACAAGGAATCAATCATGTTTGGGTTATTGTCCATGCAAAGCTGGAAGTACTTTACTATGGAATAGATCTGCATGTCGTATTCTTTTTGACGATCTGTCTCATGCACATGATGTTGCTGAAATTGCTCAAAACGTTGGATTTGTGTTCCAAAACCAGGGATTTCGCCTGCTAAATGAGGGAAAACCATGTCTTTTGGTGGAATGCAGAAACCGTACAAATCCATATCGGATTCATCAGTATTAACAGCATATGCTTGTGAACCCATAACTGTAAGGTACTGAGTACCGCCAATAACGAAAGGAGGCGGGAAGATAAGTCTTTTGGAATGAAGTCGTTCGATTAAATCCATAATAGAACTATTACATTCTACCTGGGATAAGTCAAGTTTGTTGAGTGCTTTGATCTGTTCTGGAGTAAGACTTTTAGTCTCCATAATCGTCCTTTGATTTGCCCTCGAATTGTGGGCCTGCTTCGATCATTTGTAAAATCTTTTCATGTGGCACAGGCTTGAAGTCCCATACGTCCACGCCAAGATTGATTTGTCGTCCATTTTGCTTCCAGGCACCATGAACATGGCCATGTAACAGCCACATGTTGCCGTCGTCCACTATGCGCTTGTGCATATAGCGAGTATCTACCTTTTCGTATGGATAGGTAGTCCGAACCTTGTCCTCGTTGGTCTTCTGGTACGTGACCATGGGATGGAACGGGAAATGGCTCAGGAACACCTTTTGCTTATTACCAATCTCTATAAAGATGTTTTCATGGACTTCTTGGAAACCCATATCTAACATATGTTTTGCGTGGCGGTCGTGATTGCCAAGCACTAAGATCTTATGTCCGTTGAGACGGTCTAGTATTGGCCTAGTCATTGTGCCATTGGCAAAAGAGAAATCTCCCAAAACATAAATTTTGTCCGTAGACTTACGTACTCTCTTGTTCCACTCTTCAATCATATGTTCGTGCATATCATGCAGGTGCGCAAATGGGCGATTGCACAGGCGAATTACGTTCTTATGCCAAAAATGATTGTCAGAAGTGAAGTGTATCACTATTTTTAATTTCCTTTATCCATGAGACAAATTCTTCGTATGGCATATTCGATTTTGCCCTGTTGCAAATTTTACAGCAAGGAACACTATTCTTAAACGTGTATCCTAAATCGTTACGCATTCTGTCTATGCCATTATAAAATATGGTTTGACTGCTCTTAGTGAAAGGCAGACTTGGAGTAATTCCGCAGTACCAACAATTTTGAGCTATAATCATTCTAAATTCGTCGATACTCAAATCGAAAGCATAGTTTCTGTTCGATGCAGCCTTTTGATACTTGTAAAAAAGTTCATTAAAAACAGACTCTTTGTTTGGCAATCTTGGAGATTTTCTTACGCAGCCGCATGAAACCGTTTCACCGGATACTATTGATCCTCTGCGTATAACTTTTTCTGTTCCGCACTCACACTTGCATAGATAAAACAATCTAGTTCCCCTAGAAGCCTTAGCTCTATGAGAAAAAGACAACACGGTCAAACGATTGAATTTTTGACCCAAAATATCTAGTTCGTTGAAGTCGGCAGGAGCCATTTTACGACGGTTCTGTAGTAGCTACAACTTCTTGGGTTTTGGCTTTATATTCGTTCAATTTGTTGTATACCGTTTTAACGGTAACGCCCAGGATCTTAGCCGCTTCTGGCTTGTTTCCCGAAGTCTTAGACAAGACCATTGTCAAATACTGACGTTCCACTTCCTGCAAAGTGGGAAAATTGGTTACATCAATTGCGATTGTATTTTCTTGTGACATTTTTACCTTCCTTATAAGACATATTAGTGTATCAAAACGAGACTGTCAATGACTATTTTACAAAATGGCGGACTGATGCGAATTGAGGACTCCGTCGAAGTCAAGAAATAATACTTTCATCTTTCTTCTTATCGCATTTCTTGCAGTATTCGTATTCAGTGAATCCGCTGTTATAGGTAGCCCATTCGTGGAAACATCCACGAGACGGAACGGCATCGTAATCGCTAGCTAATCTGTCTAAAACTGAACCTGCCGATACGCTGTCCACAAATAAATCCTTGGTTACTCCAGCCGCCATAGCTTCCATTATTTGTTTTAGTAGATAGTCTGTGCCGTCTGACATTATTTCTTCTTTGTGGGCATTTTTCGGAAGCTCCACTTATCGAATCCGTGTTTGTGAATCTTATCTTTGTCTGAAATTTTTACCATAGTATTTTCTGGTCTAGTCAGGTGTCCAGCTACGTAGCCAAATATGTCCTGGTAAGCCGTATACGGATCTTTCTGCTTCTGAAACTCTAGATCCTTGAGGATTGGTCCAAGAGTTATCTGCTGTTTTTTACCATCTCTGTTCTCGGATGAAATCAAGAACAAAGGAGTGTTGTGTTCGTGGAAAAGGCTAACCAAAGGTTTGGTATCTTGCTCGTCAAACTTCTGGTACGTTCCAGGCCACCAGCGACTGGTGCTGAAATCGTACTTGCTGCCTAGACCTCTTTCAAACATGTACGCCTTAAATTCTTCATACTTGTAAAAAATGCGTCTGCTTGAAGGTGGCAATGCAGACCTAAGACTTTCGTCTACTATGTAGATCTTAAAGATGTATCCACAATATCCTAGTAA